AATCCTGATAGTAATGCGTATTGCCATCAGCCGTCCCTGGCATATCTCTTAGAAAAACTCCGAGCATAGGAGAAACACCTGTTTTCCACAGCACATCAGTCATGGCGACATCGGTATCTTTCCAAAGAAAGGAACCAATATAGGATTTTGTCGCACACAACTTGGCTATAGCCATGTCGTCACCATCAACCCCGCCAATAGAGGGGTCAACAGTGAGCTCATTCTTGGGATCACAGGCGATCTTGTACTCGGTCTGGTGTCCAGTAAGAACAGCACCATTTTGAAAAGGTTGGTTCTTGACGAAGACAGGATTGTCTAACAGCTCAGGTTTTGACCACCCGAACCAAGAGGCTACCCTGCCCACGCTCTTTGCAATGGTGGAGGTGGCTTTAGCGAAACCACCAATGACTGGAACATCAGAAAGAGACTCACCAGCAGAAGCAACTGCCGTGGCGACCTTCGTGACTGGCCCGGGTTCTGCGTACTCATCGCCCCCTTTTTCAAGGGAGTCCATAAGACGGGAACCGAAATTCCCTTTTCCGGAGTACATGGGCTTGTCTTTCTTGGATCGCGACCATCGTGCCTGCCGTTCCTCTTCTTCTCGATGAAAACGACCACCGTAACTGTCGTCAGAGTCGTCGTCGCTGGACTCGTGTCGCGGAGCGCGTTTCTTCTTAGAAACTCGCTTGGCTTCAGTCTCGATTAGCTTCGACTCAGCCGAAATGTCAATGTTGGTTCCAGTGGTCGTGCCTAACTCGACTTCAGTGCACCAAGCAAACACGTTGATTGAAACGGGACAACTATGGTCAGCGTTAGCAACCTTAAATGGGTTAAGTGTTACAAGGCGCAACTGTCCGGCTTCTGCAAAATCATGAAATGGTATATCATTGGTGATAACCAAGTTAGAATTATTGAAAAGTCGGTACTTCTGCTTGTAGGAAATGAAAGGTATTTCGATTTCCAAAGGCTTATTGTCCTTGACGTCCATAGTTTTGGCGCCAGGAGCTTGTGATAAGTAAGCCTTATACAGAATGCGAGTGTTAGCAATATCTGGATAGGTAGAAGCGGTGTGCATAAAGTCATACGTGATGAGGGATTCGTTATAATCTGCATAGGGTTGGTAAGATGCCAGAAGACGGCCATAATGAAATGGAGTCCCCGATACGGCAATCTTAAGATGCAGCTTGCCACGAAAATATGCGTAGTTTGAGAGTTTAGCACGTACAGCAGGCTTGCGCGACCAAAGATCCCAGACTTTCAGGGCAATACTATACTCTGTGTCCGGGTTCCAGGCAGCATCATAAATGCTAAAGGGGCGTTCGAAAAATGTGGCTAGCGAATGTTCTGTTTCAACGCCGTCGTGAGTCTTATGCAGGGAGGTGCCCACTTTGGTGTGGGCTACCTGGTCACCTACATGATCAGTGACGTTAATATGTTCATCAGCTATGCCGGCTCCACCGTCAATCATCTCGCCGTTAACGGCAGATTCGGTGTGAGCGCCCGCGGTGCGTTGCTCGAGCTTTGCGGCTCTTCTGGAAAGAGCTGCGTTACGCCTCTTGGTTAGAATTTCTTGAGTACGCGTCTCGGCTTGTTGTTGCGCGAAAGCATTAAAACGTTGAGAGTAAGCTTTCATAGTGCGTACATCAAAGGCTAAGTCTGAGCGAGCATGGAGGGTATCAAAATCGTAAGAGTCGATTGCTAAATCACCCGTGGAATGTTGGGTGTTAGCGTTCGAAGGAGTGTCAACGGAACCGGAATGGTCGGTTGAGCTAGATTGGGTTGCAGCCACACTGGGAAAGCGGTGAGCTGCAGAATGAGACCAAATCGGTTTGGCCTCGGTAAAGAATGTTTTTGTTTGTTTGTTATAAAAAGTAAAATAATCCATAGTAGTCAATAATATTCAACAGCCGAAGCTGGACAGTACGTATATATTTAGAGTTTCACCCCCTCCGACTTACGGGCCTGGTCTCCATCGTCAGCGGATTCTAAGAACCTTCCGCGTTGATATAATCTCCAGGTGTCTGGGGCGTACTGTATGAGTTAAATGGTTTGGGGTACGGTGAAATTCCCATCACCGTACAACTGGGCCTCGATATCATCGAATCGAGGAAAGAGCTTCAAAATCTCCGCCTGGTCGCGAGCATAATACTCGGAACAGTACGCAGCGAACTTCACTCTCAGTTCGTCATAGTGGGCCCTAGGGGTCCAAAAGAACAGTTCACGTAGGGCAGAGACGCACGAGCTGATAATTTGATCAGCTTCCGTGTCATTCTTGCTGGGCAGATAAAAACAAATTGCTTTCATAATTGATTTGCGATCTAGTCGCGCTACCCAGTGGCCAGTTTCCTCACAATAGTGGAACTCGCGCTTTAAGAATGAGCATGTGTCCAATGTAACAAAGGGTGACATGTCTTTCGTCTTTTGAGCGTTGGTGTATTCTAAACCGTATACAACGCGGCAGATCCTCTCGTACTCAATGTTATTGAAGTACGCGGTGACCTGTGGTTTAACGGCGGCTAGAACATCGTCCCCATAGATGCGGGGCAAAACGAAGTCGAAGAATTCACCAAAAGAGTCGCAGTTCAGTTTGAACCACGCGTAAACTAGCATGACAAGTCCTCTAAGGGAATTGTCCTCGGCCGTAGCGTATTTGCCGCTAGGCTGAAAGGCGGGCGCACGGAAAACCGTTTTGCCCAAAACTATCAGTGGGTTAAGATTCTCGGAGAGAATACCCTGTACTATCTTGAGTGCCTCAGAATTGTATCCGAAGGCTTTAACTACATTATATACAATGGTATTCGCCATGAGACCTATGTCGTAGGGCATGCTGGTATCAAAACCACCATAATCGCCCTCCAT